GGTTATGCTTATGCAGGCTGAAAAGGAAATTGAGAAACTGAAAAAAGATGTTGAAAAGCTTAAAGACGCAACAAGAGATATTCAATTTAGCAATGGCAATGGAAACGGGCATTAACGCAGGGACCTTCCAGGAGTATGATTATACTTGTGAAGATTTCGAGTGTGAATGGAAACAAATAACTGAATATTGGAGGATGAAATAATGGCTGATAGAGAAAAAATAAACACACACAAAATGATTAAATATTCTCAAGAGAAAATGGAATCAGATAAACAAAAACAATTTTTTCAAATGTTAAGAAAAGAAGTTGAAATAGGTGCAAATGGTACTTCTAAATATATGATTAAAAAAGGACCAAACAAAGGTAGATTTGTATAATGGGTGCAAGTTTTGTAATAGCACTTTGTCTATTTATTAATGGTCAATTAGTAGAGCATAGAATTCAAAATTCTATCTCTGATTGCCTCAAACATAAACGTGAAGCAGAGCGAAATATGAGTATGAATAATAAGAGATTTATGTGTGGAGAAGTAGAAGCAGAACTTGAAAAAAATATTGATGGTAGTATAAGTATTACAACAATTATTGAACATTAATGAATTTAAAAATACCTAGAATAATTAATAATTGGCCTCATGCTAAAAAAATAGTTTATAGTAAAAATTTTAAAATTAATTCTGTGTCTCCAGGAAGAAGATTTGCGAAGCAAGAAAGTAATTTAGATTTATGGAAAAAAAGTTTTGAAGCTTTCAATATTATTCCAGAAAAAGAGGAACCTGTTTTGGGAAATTTAGTTATGAATCATTTTGAAGAAAAAGCTTTTACACAAATACATACGGATCCAGCTCCCGAAGGTTATGTTCATGTAAGAGCTAACGTAATGTTAAAAAAACCTAAAACTGGAGGAGATATTATAATCGACAATGAACAATTTAATATTAAAGAAAATGATTTATGGTTAATTTTAGCATCTTTAGAACATCATGGTTCAACTCCAATTTATGAAGGAGAACGATTACTTTATTCATTTGGTTGCTTGATTAAAAAAGAAAAATTAATTAATATTATTAAAAACTAATGAATCTTTCACGAAATTTTACTCTCTTAGAGCTTATCAAATCAGATACTGCAATTAGAAAAGGAATTAATAACAATCCTTCTGCAGGTCAAATAGAAAATTTAAAATTACTTTGCGAAAATATACTACAACCGGTCAGGGACCATTTTGGTAGAGTGAAGGTGACTAGCGGATTTCGTAGTGAAGAACTATGTTTAGCTATAGGAAGTTCAGTAAACTCACAGCATGCTCAAGGCTGCGCCGCAGATTTTGAATGTATAGGTGTAGATAATGCTGAAGTTGCAGATTGGATTAAAAAAAATTTAGAAACAGACCAATTAATTTTGGAGTACTATACTCCTGGTGAGCCAAACTCTGGATGGATCCATTGTAGTTGGGTCCCAGTAAATAGAAGAGAACAATTTATGTTAGCCTACCGGTCAGAAGGTAAAACAAAATATAAACCCATCATAGGAAAGGCGAAAGATTTAATATAAACATGGAAGATATTGTAGTAATTGATAATTTTTTTGATGAAAGAGAATTTAAAGTTTTAAGAAATTTTTTAGATAAAATTTCTTTTACACCTTTAATATATAAAGAAACTGGTGATAGTTATGGATTTAAACATTCATTTAAAAAGATTGAAGAAAACGAATGGTTATTTTCAAAAATAAAAAATTCTCTTATAAAAGATAAAAATTTAATATTATCAGAAAGTTCTTTTAGATTAAGACATAATTTTAAAAAAGCTTTACCTCACAACGATAAGGATTTTGCTAATTATAGTTTTATATGTTATTTAAAAGGAAAAGAATTGATGTATAATGGAACAGGTTTTTATAATAATAAAAAAAATTTAGATAGGTATATTGGTTTTAAAGAAAATAGAGCTGTGTTTTTTAATTCAGAAATTTTTCATACAGATCTTCAAGCTTTAGGAGAAAGCTCTCCAAGATATAGTTTAAATATATTTTATAAAAATCAGGAAAAGCAGTAAACTTAGTTTAATATGAATGATAAATTAAAAAATTCTATGTTTTCAAAAATAGATACCGTACATGGTTTCTGTGAAGAGTGTGAAGAAGATACTATATTAGTAGCAATTGTAACTGATTTTTATAGATGCACTAATTGTGGTGCAGATACTAAACAACATGTTAATGGTAAAATAAGATATATGCAATTATCTGAGTCTGATATAAAATATATAAAATATATGAAAAATATAAAAGAACATGGCTAAACAAAAATTCGTTCACTTCGTACCTAGAGATAAACCACCAAAACGTCCAGGTGTTCACAAAAAACGAAAAAGTAAATCTGAAAAATTACATCATAAAAAAACTAAATATAGAGGTCAAGGTAGAACTTAAAACTATATTGTAACTAAATAGAAAGAATTATGAAAATTATTTTAATAATGGGTTTACCAGGTTCTGGTAAAACAACTTTAGCAAATGAACTTGCACCTTTGTTAAATGCAAAAAGATTAAATGCAGATGAAGTTAGGAAAGAAGCGAACGATTGGGATTTTTCAGAAGAAGGACGTAAACGTCAATCAAAACGCATGGCAGATTTTGCTATTAAATTAAAGAATGAAGGAAATTTTGTTGTAGCAGATTTTATTTGCCCCACACCTGAAGCAAGAAGATTATTTCCTGCAGATTATATTATTTGGGTTGATACTATTAAAGAAGGAAGGTTTGATGATACAAATAAAATGTTTGTTAAACCTGATAAGTTTGACTTTCATGTAACCACACAAGATGCTAAAAATTGGGCATCAAAAATTATAAAGGAGATCAAATAATGGCTTATCAATGGGATAATAAAAAACCAACTGCTCAAATGTTAGGAAGATGGCAACCTTTTCATGATGGCCATTACACCTTGTTTAAAGAAATTATAAAAAAAACTGGTCAAGTTTGTATACAAATAAGAGATGTTCAAGGAGTTGATGATAATCCATTTGATTTTGAAACAGTTAAGAAAAATATTGAAGAAAAATTAAATCCTGAATTTGAAGGACAATTTAAAATTATGCTTGTTCCAAATATTACTAACATTTGCTATGGAAGAGGAGTTGGTTATAAAATCGAAGAGATAGTTTTAGATGAAGAAACTCAAAAAATTTCTGCGACAAAAATTAGAGCTAAAATGAGAGAAGAAGGAAAACTTAAACAGGTTCCCAACTTGAAGGCAACTCAAGAGCATCTTGTTCAGAAATAGGATTACAAGAAAATTTAGGATATAGTTGATATTTTTCAATTATATCTGAAGTAAAATACGTACCATTAAATAATACTTCAAAAGTATCACCTAATCCGGAACGTACGCAATCATAGTGATTTTTATAAAAAGACTGAAGATTTAAACTTTCCATTGCTGGTTGTATACAATCTCCAGTAATTACTGAACATATATAAATGGTTAATAAATATTTCATTGACACCTATTGAAAAAAACTATAAAAATCCTATATTGTTATATTATAAAGTTAATAAAGGAGAATACAATAATGACAGACATAAGTAAATATAAATCGGTTGCGTTATCACATTCAAGTTGTGAGAAACTCGACAAAATTAGAAAAGTAGTTGTACCGGATGTTTCAGTATCACGTGCAAAAGCTTTAGATATTTTAATCAACGAAAAAGTAAGGAAGTTAAATGGCAAACTTAAATCCCATAAAGACAGTTGATTTATACGAATCAAAACAAAAAGATCCGAATAAAACACTTTGGCGAAGCGTATTAGCTAAAGCAATTGAGGATTCAATTAAAATGACATTTTACATAACTAAAAACAAAGAATTTTATAAAGATAAAAAATTCCCAGAAATTATGTATGTGACAGAACCTAGTCCAGATTTTGCCACAGTTTGTCGTTATGCTGGTTTTGATCATAAAATAGTAAGAAATAAAATGATTAAATTTTTAAACAAAATAAAGGAGAATGATGGAAAAGATAATTTGCCAGAAATGCCATGGAAACGGTTATATATGGATAGATCCCAAGATAATGAACAATTACAAGAAGATTAATTCATCTAGTTGTCCTGAAAAATTAATTAATGATTTAATTCAACAATGTAATAATTGTGATTCAGAGGGAGAAGTTAATAAAGTTAATGAACTTAGAAGAAATGGAGTTATTTAATGAGAGATGCTAAATGTGTTGAATGTGGCGATTGGTTGAAAGAAGAGGAACTGCCAGAAAATAAAGGCACTGCAACACCTTTTCCTGGTTTTCCTTTGCCTAAAGATTATGAATGTTTTATTTGTTTTTGTAAACGTGCAGATGCAGATAGTCCAAGAAATTTAGCATGGCCTACGGATCAAAAAGAACATGAAGATTTTATTAAAGACTTAGAAAAATCAAAACAAAAAAGAAGGAGTGTAAATTAATGGACTACCGAGTTAAAGTTACAATTAGAAATGACAGACTTTTATCTGCAATAGAAAACAAAGGGTTTGAATCGACAATGCAATTTTGTAAAACTTACGGGCTTCAATATGTAAGAGTTTGTGATTTAATTAGAGGTACTTTAAAACCTATCGGTAAGAAAAATGAACCTATAAAAATTGTAAAAGAATTATTGTCTATTTTAGATATCGAATTAGAAGATGCTTTTACGACTAGACAATTAGAAGGATTTTCTAAAAGTAGTTTTGAAACTAAAATGGATGAAAAACAATTATTACAAATTGCCAATCCTGTAAAAAACTTAGAGATGAAAGCAATAGAAAATGAGGTGAAATCTACTATAAATGATATTCTTCCTAAATATCTAACTCCAAAGCAAGAAAGTATTTTAAGAATGCGATATGGAATTGGTACTGATGTAACTCATACTCTTGAAGAGATTTCTTTAATATTTAAAATAAGTAGAGAAAGAGCCAGACAAATAGAAATAAAAGCTATCGAAAAATTACAGAAACCAGAAATTATGAATCAATTAATTAACACTGGATTTTCTGAAGTATTTACAAAAGTAGATTTGAATGAAGAGCATTTGAAACAACAGAAAAAGCATTTATACAATAAAATTATACAGTTAAAATCAAAAATATATAAAAATACGGGTGAAAGAATATGATTAAATGGAATAAAAAATTTGTCTATCCTACTTCAACTAGAAGTTTAATTGATGATCAACGTCATTATTCGATTAATAACGAAAAATTACCATCTGTTACAACTATATTGCAAGCAACTCAATCCGAGGAGAAAAAAGCAAGTTTGGCAAAATGGAAGCAAAATATTGGCGAAAATAAGGCAGAGTTTATTAAAAATGAAGCAGCGGAGCGTGGTTCAATTATGCATAGGGTTTTAGAAAGCCATTTGCTGGGCCATAGACATGCTGATTTTAGTGATTTGGGGCAACAAGCAGGGGTAATGGCCAACACGATCCTGGAATCAGGCATCAGGGGTCATTTAGAAGAAATATGGGGATCAGAAATTACAGTATACTATCCTGAGTTGTATGCAGGTGCTACAGATTTAGCAGGAATTTATGAAGGTCGGGAGTCTATCATAGATTTTAAACAGAGCAACAAGTTAAAACGAAAAGAGTGGATTGAAGATTATTTTGTGCAACTGGCAGCATACGCCATGGCTCATAATCAAATGCATGGTACCAAAATACAGTCTGGAACGATTCTAATGTGCACTAAAGATAATCAATTTCAAAGATTTGATATAAAAGATCAAGAATTTCAACGTTTTTCGTGGCAATGGCTTAAAAAAATAGATGAATTTTATGAGAAAAAGAAAAACCTATAATACTTTTTACCAAGATTTTTTTAATTTTATTTTTAAAAAAAGTTACAAAGAGAGGTTACAAGGTTACAATTTAACTTTATTCAATAAAATCAATGGTTTACATGGTTACAATTAGGTTACAATGAGGTTACATAAGGTTACAATTTCCCAACGCGAGACTCAAATTTTTTATGATTTTTATTTTAGTAAAAATCCTGTAAAAAACCATTATAGAAAAATCCATGACTAGAAAAAAATCTAAATACAGACACGTTTTTATAAATAAGAAAAAATATTATTTTTACAAAATAACGTGGGCGGATATCACCGGGGACAGCGGGCATGCAACAGCTCATGAATTTTCTGGAATGAAACCATCAATTATGATTACTCATGCATATGTTTATGAGAAAGATAATAAAAATGTTAGAACGTTTGGAAGTTATGAACAGAATGATGAATTATTTTCTGATCGTAATGTATTTCCTAAAGGTTGTATAATTAAAATGGAAAAAGTTTTAATTGGATGATTTATGTATTAATTTCGGTTCTTGTTTTATCTTGTCTTTTAATTCGTCAATTTCAATGCCTTCCAATATTGGAGAATAATCGTCTAGTATTTGTTTCATTCTTAATTCTAATTCTTCTGTTGTTAAGTCTTCTAATTTACCTGTACGAATTATCTTCTGTTCAATATACAGACCCGCAGCTTTTCCTCGTGCAACTTCAGCATTAACAGCAGCAGACCAAGCTTTCTTTTCTCTTGCTTCATCTCTAAGTTTGGCTAACTCTCTTACATGACTTCCAAAAGTCACATCATATTTTTTCTGATATTCTTCTCTAAGTTCACCTATATATTTAACAACTAGTGGATATTGTTTTGGATTTTGTAATACACTTGCTGATTGTCTTGCAGCTTCTTTTGAATAACCTGCGTCAATTGCACATTGTGTGGCAGTTTTTCTACCTTCATTAGTAACTAATTCTTGTGCAAATTTCATTTGCATTTCTGTTAATTTTTTTGGTAATCCCATGTTTGACATTTAACACAACAATGATATAAATACAAGTGTAGTTAGTGATGTTTTCATTGACCTCATATTGTTGAGTTGTTTTGGCGTTCGGCTTACGAAACTGTTTTCTCATTGCAGTGGATACTGGGGCGCCAAAATTAAATTGAAAGTTTTATGCAAGGAAGAGAATTAAAACAAGTTCTAGAAAAAATGATGACCTCTCCGGTCACTGCTGATGCTAGAGTCCAGGTGTGTTTACCTGATGGAAAATTTTATGACATTACCACTTTACAACTTATGGAAAATAAATTATTGGGAGTTAGAGAGACTCATCGACTAGTATTTACTATTCAATCTGAAACATGGAATATGGGTAAGGTTTTAAAGAAAATTGGCTAGCCTGTTAGTTAGAAAAACAATTGAAACCAGAGACAAAATTCTATGGAAAAATTAAAGAAAATTTTAAACAATTTAGCCTTATTCGACTGGAGAATCTTAGTGTTCCCGGTACTCCTGATCTATTGGTCTATAATAATAACAGCCACTTTTTTACTTTAGAACTTAAAGTTACTACAACGAATAAAGTTCGTTTTTCTCCACACCAAATAGCATTTCATGTGAAACATCCGGTTAATACATTTATCTTAGTTTTAGATGCCAGAGACAAGACTCCAAAACTTTATGAAGGTTCAAGGATCCGGGAGCTTGTTGCCTGTGGCTTGACGCTTGATCCTTGCGCCAAGGGTTACGATGCTTGTCGCTTGTTGCTTGACGCTTTATAGTCTGTGGCATTATACCGCGCGACATTTTGTCGCAGCTTGTGGCTTGACGCTTGAGACTGGTATCCGTGCTGGAAGGCCCAGGCTTCATGAAGCTTCTTGATCAGTGTTGCTTGACGCTTGTTCTTTGTCATTGCTTGTTCCTTTCTGCTTGTTGCTTGATGCTTGACGCTTGAGCTTCGCTTTCTTCTGCTCTTCCCTCGCGCGTTTGCGAAATTCTTCATAAAATTTTGGATGTCGAAATACGTGCATTAATGTTTACCATATGCCACGTTCTTAACTTCAGGATCCCAACACGCTCGACAGCTGCCGCATTCATTGTTTTGATCAGGAGCTGGGCACGTTCTACCTTCACCGCTCACAACCGTTGACGTGTTTGGCCAGCTCGCTGGGGCGTCCTGGTCAATCATCGTTGCAGAAAATCTTATTGTTAAATTTTCCGGCTTTTGATTTAAATATTTTTTGATCCAGGCTTCACGCGTTGGCATCCAGTGCTTAACGTCAGGCGTTAACTTGCAAACTTCAAAAATTTTTAATAGATGAGCTTCGTCCTGAACGTCTCCGGAATCGTGCCATCTAAAAAATTTTGATTTCTTCGAATTAATCAAGTAGGCCATAGCTGGAACCCATTCAGGAATTTTTGTAGCTTCTAATCTTCTATATTGTGCAGCTTGTACAACTGCAAACACATAACAACCTTTATTAGCATAACACCCTGAGCACGTTGAGCCTTCAACATGTACTAATTTTTTTCCAGTCTTACATTCTGCCGCCGGTAACCCATAGGCCCAGCCCGGCATTTTTGAAGGCTTGCTAAGGCCTCCGACTATTTTCCACGCTTCGTTAGTTTTCATATAATTTTAAAACCTCCCTGATCATGTCTATTAATTGATATTTATCACAATACATATTTTTTTTATTTGCTTTACATATCGCAATTACTTCTTCGATTATTGCTTCCTTATCTTTATCTTCCATAATTATACCTTTCTATTAAATCTATTTTTAACCCGGATTCCAGGAGTAAAACATTTGACAAAATGTCGCAGCTTGTTGCTTGACGCTTGAACCTCTGTCAACTTGCCAAATTGTCCTGCGACAAAATGTCGCAGCTTGTTGCTTGATGCTTGTTGCTTCATTTCTTTCCCTCCACAAATTGTTTAAATTTTAAATATCCCAATTGTTTATTGTATCGTGCAGCGGGCTCCACGTAATTCTTATATTGGCCGTAAAGATAATTTACTTTGTCTTCTATTTCTTGCAGCACCTGCAAGGATACAGGCTTGTCCATCATTAAATTAAATTTTGCTTTGGTAAGGATCTCCATCACCTTTCCAAATTTTGCAGTGTTCTTTGTATTCTTTTTCATAATTTTTTATACCTGACCCCAGGTCTTACTAGAGATTGACCAACCATCCTTTCAGATCATAATCTCCAGTGATCAATTGGAGATTTAGGCCAAGTTAATAAGACCAGGGATCAGTACTGGTCCAATGGCTATCTTCCAGGACCAGTCTAATCCTACTTGCTTTTGCCGGTGCAAGTCCCGTTAGAGTTTATAGTTTTGTTTCAGCGATAAACTCTCAAATGAGGCTGATGGAATATATAATAATATAGGATTGTGGCAAAAGTATGTCAAAGTCGTAGGTGCGACAATTTGTCAAGAGTGCGACAAAAATAACCAATCGTTGTCTTAATCTTGCCACAATTTTTTTGTATTCTCTCATTATGAAAGTTAAAAAAGAAAATATCAAAATCAGTAATCCAATATATGATGTTGTCCCTCAATCTTTCAATGTTGCTCGACAAATTTGGGAAAGTGAAAGTTTGATTGATGATCTTGATTATTATGTTCCTGATTTAATAATTGATAATATCTTTAAACTAAACCATACGAAAGCGAGGAAAAATAAATGGAAAAGCGATTAACACTAAACGCAGAAAAAAGAAAAAATATTGCTGATGTATTTCAAAATTTTTGGGAAAAAGAAGATAGCCCAATTATTAAAAAATATAATCAAGCAAAAGAAAACTATGATATTTTACGACAAGCAACGAAAAATATTGTAGAAAGAATAGTAAGAAAATATCAACCCCAAGAAGATATTGACACAGTTAGAGAGATGTCAAATAAATATGGCAAAAGTGGTGGCGAAATATTTGAAGATAATTGTTTTAATTTCACTTTACCAAGTACCAAAGTTAATTCAGATGGGGAAGAATATGAAACTAATGATGAATTACACATTAATTTCACTTTAAGACCTGAAAGGTCTGCTAATTTCGGAATAGCATATTACCGAGATTTATTAAAATCTAATGGTCTTGACGCAGATTATTACTATCGTTGGAGTGATGACAGAAGAAACCCAAGATATTATGACATTGAAAGTTCAATTAATACATTTTTGGGCTTTAGGTCTAGTAATGATGTATCTGGTAATGATAAAATAAATTATTGTTCTCAATGGGAAAATGATTTTAAATTATCAGTTATAGGAAGTAGTTATTGCCACAGTAGACAATTTAAAGTTAATCAAGAAGAATATGAAACTTTAAAAATGTTTATCGTAGCCCAAGAAAATTTGGTCAATAGACACGAAGATATTTTTTCTTATGTTGAAGAAAAAATGAAGAAGTTAAGATTAGGTTTAAAATCTTATAAATACTTTGACCAAGCAAAAACACTAGCAGATAAATTGGGAATACCTTTAAATGAAAGTATCTTAAATGAAAGTTCAAGTTTGGCACTTTCCATTTATAGCCCAGAAAATTTGGCTAGTCTTTTAGAAGATAAAGTTGAAATGACTAGAGACGAAAAAATTGCTTTGTTTAGAAAAGAACAAGCACAAAGTATAAATTAATACTTGACTATGGGGCTATTCTATGATAGGATAGTCCCATAACAGAAAGAAAGGAAAGTATGATAAAAGAAAATACAAATATAAAAGTTGGGTGGTTTGTTAAAAAATATAATAAGTTCCAAGTAAGATTTGGAAAATACGATGAAAACTCAAAAGAGTGGATTGCTAAAAATGGCAATAAGTGTTTAACTTTTTTTGATACATATCGAAACAGATACACAACAGCAATTAACTATTTTGTAAACGAGGTATAAAATGGCAGAACAAAAAGAATTTGAGTTTGAATTAATAGACAGTAATAAAGCAAAAATATACGAGGAACAAAAGTCAATGCGTCAGGAATTAATTAGGTGGATTGAGAGTTGTAATACTCGACATATGCAAGAGCTTTATTCAGAAATGAAACGAATGAAAAGGAGTTGGGAAAATGACGGAATATAATTGGTGCCACGGACCAAGTTGCCACGAAAAAAGAACGCAAGACAGAATAAGAGGTGTGAAAGGTTCTAAAGTTTTAAGAACTAGAAAAATAACTTTAGATAGTGAGTACAAACGCAATGGACCTTGGTCAGTTTTTTGTAGTACGGGTTGCTATAATGATTTCTTTTATAAATATTTTAGACAAGTTGTTGCAATAGCACCAAGACCCGAGCCGCTAGAAACACCGATTGAAGTTGTACAAACAAAAGCTTTAGGCAGAAAATATGATTGGCAAAGTAGAGAATATGTAGATCATATGTATACAGAAAAAAGAATAGTTGAAATAACTTAGGTGCGACAAAGTTAACAATTTATTTTTGTGCCTATTCGTGTTAGAATAGGCACATAGAAAGCGAGGCAATATGAGTAACTTAAAAATAGTAGTAGACAACACACACAAGACAGAAACAAGAGAGAATAGATTTAGTGGCGAACCTTTTGCTTTAACAAAAGAAGAGGCCAAGATTCATGATTCAATATTTTATTATGAATACCTTGCATCTTTAGAAGATAAAAAAGTTGGCATAGATGGATATTCTAAGTTATGGGATAAAGTTCGAAAAGGTTTAAACTATTTTAGAAAAAATAATGCTGAGGCATATATGGTTCTATTAGACTAAGTATAATGGGCCAGGGGTCAAGCCCCTGGCCCATAGAGGTACCAGACCAATTCTAAAATTTGCAATTTTTTAATTAATCAATTATACATACATAAAAAAGGGGTCCCAGAGGTGCGACATTTTGCCAAGTTTTATACATTTAAAGGCGTAAAATACTTTTGGACTTTTAAAAACACATGTCTAAAAATTTTTTAGAAAATTTTTTGGAATGCATTTATGGATATTAATAAGTTAAAAAAATTTGAAAAGTTACCACCAGATGTAAAAAGAGAATTAGCTTTGGTAATGGCTAAGTGGAAAGATAAGAAAAAAGAATCTCAAATTAAAAATGACTTTATGTCTTTCGTAAAACATGTATGGCCTGATTTTGTAGAAGGATCTCATCATAGAAAAGTTGCAAAAAAATTTAATGATATTGCAAATGGAAAGATTAAGCGTGTTATAATTAATATGGCACCTAGGCATACTAAATCTGAATTTGCATCTTATTTATTGCCTGCATGGATGGTAGGTAGAAATCCAAAATTAAAAATTATTCAATCTACTAACACCACAGAACTCTCTGTAAGGTTTGGTCGTAAAGCAAAACAACTTATGGATTCACCTGAGTACAAAGAAGTATTTCAAACAAGACTAAAAGAAGATTCTCAAGCTGCTGGTAAATGGGAAACCCAACAAGGTGGTGAATACTATGCTGCTGGTGTTGGTTCTGCAATTACTGGACGGGGTGCCGATCTATTAATTATTGACGACCCACACACTGAACAAGATGCAATGAATGCTCAAGCTCTTGAGAGAACTTATGAATGGTACACATCAGGTCCACGTCAACGTCTTCAACCTGGTGGAACGATTGTAATTGTAATGACACGTTGGAATGAAAAAGATCTTTCAGGAAGATTAATTAAAGCACAAAAAGAACCTAAAGCAGATCAATGGGAAGTAATTCAATTTCCTGCAATCATGCCAGATGGTGAACCCCTGTGGCCTGAATACTGGTCCTTAAAAGATTTAGAATCGGTTAAAGCTTCTATTCCACTTTCAAAATGGAATGCACAATACATGCAGAATCCTACTGGTGATGAAGGTGCATTGATTAAAAGGGAATGGTGGCAAAACTGGGAATCCGATACGCTTCCTACATTAGAACATGTTATTCAATCTTATGATACAGCGTTTATGAAAAAACAAACTGCGGACTTTTCTGCAATCACAACTTGGGGAGTGTTTCATCCAAATGAAGATAGTGGTCCCTGTCTCCTGTTGCTTGATGCAGTGAAGGGAAGATATGAGTTTCCTGAACTTCGTCGTATTGCTCTTGAACAATATGGATATTGGAATCCAGAAACGGTTATAGTCGAGAGTAAGGCATCAGGGCTTCCTTTGACTTATGAATTAAGAAAAATGGGTATTCCAGTAATTAACTTTACACCGAGCAAAGGAAATGATAAACATACCAGAGTTAACAGTGTTTCTCCTCTGTTTGAATCAGGGAGAATATGGGCGCCCACGGAAATGGAATTTGCACAAGAAGTGATTGAAGAATGTGCAGCGTTTCCTTATGGAGATCATGATGATTTAGTAGACTCCATGACTCAAGCAGTTATGAGGTTTAGACAAGGAGGTTTAGTTACCCATCCGGATGATTATCAAGATGAACCTTTACAACAAAAACAAAAAGTGTATTATTAGGAATGGACAAAGAATACAAACCATCAGAATTTACTGAACGAGTCAAAGAACTTATGGATAATGAGGGATTTGATTTTGGTGAAGCGGTTAAACAAGCTATGCGAGAAGAACAATCAAGAGAAAAATATGCAGACGCAGGAATGGTAGATCCAAAAAGCATTGATCCTAAAAAAATAAAACAAGCACAACAAATGATTAAGATGGGTGCAGATGTAAGTACGATTTCTAGTATTACAGAGTTATCTGAGGAACAAATAAAAAAACTTATGAAGGAAAAAGAAAAACTTGCAAAAGGAGGACGACCTGGTTATGCTAGAGGCATGGGACCAGAAGATATTCCAGAACAAGAAGAGATTCCAATTGATGAGTACCAGGATTTATTAAAATCTTTGGGAGCAGGCAGGGAACAAGAAGCAGGCATCAGGAGCCTTGAAGGTAGTAAAGTAGCATCTGCTCCAGATATAATGGCAGAAAAAAATAATCTTTCTTTAGAATTATTTAATAAACCACTTTTCGATTTAACTCCAAGAGAATTAGAAATGTTGAATGATTATATTGAATCAAAGGTAAGAGCACCAAAAGCTCCATCAATTAAAATGGCAAAAGCAGACGATGATCTTTTAAGCGAATACGATAAATATGTTTATGATATGTTAGAACAAGGTTTAGAGCCTATTTCTTTTAGACAATTTCGTGATCAAATTTTAGCTGAAGCAAGACTAGGTGTTCAAGCTGGCGGCATCACATCGGTGATGTAGAGATTTAATTATGGACTTGGTTCCAAAATCAAAACTTAATAAATTAGAAAGTATAATGAGGAAACCTTATAAAAAAGGCGGAAACTATAATCCAACAGGTAAGAATCAATATACAGCTGGTATGAGAACAGCCGAAGAAGTTCAAGCTGCTATTGACGCTGCACCTCCTAAAATTATTAAAGGAAAAGAAGTTCCTTTAACTGCAAAAGATTTAAGAGGAGAAGGAGAATATTATAAAAATAAAATAGTAACTAGAAATGAATTAGAGAGACACAAAGATAAATTAAAAATTCCTGGCAAAGGTAAACCTATTCTAGAAGAAAAAAGCAAAAAAAATATTCAAAGACAAAATGTTACTAAATTAAGATCTAGTCCTTCTGTTGAAGCAGAAATAGCAGCTCCTAAAAAAAGTAAATTAAACTTTCATCATGCTGCTTTTAAAAACACCATGACAGATTTAAAAAATTCAATGTATATTGATGGAAGTTCGAATAGACGAATGGCAAAAGTTTTTGAAGATCCATTGTTAAAAGAAATGGAAAAATTTTCTAAAGTATTTGATAGTAAGGTAAACTCAAATGCTAAGATTAAAGCCGCAGTTGAGTATTTAAAAAATGATAGAGCATTAAGACAAAAATATCCAGAGTATAAAAATTATAAAACAAGATTATCTTTTAAAAGAACTGCCTTTGAACCCGGATTCATGGTTAAAGAAAAATTACCAGATCCATCTTTAGCTATTTCTCAAGAACCAGGAATGAAATTAAAAGGAGAAACACCTTCTACTTCAAAAGGAAAAGAAATTATAAAGAAAGCTGCAGAGAAATTAAAAACTTATGGTAAATATGCAAAACAAATTGCAAGACCTGTAGCAAGATTAGCTGCACCTATCGTACCATTTGCAGGACCGGCAATGGTAGGCCTTGGAATTAGTGATGTAGCTGAAGCTGCAGAAATGGGTTATACTAGACCAGAAGAAGTAGCTGCAGCATATTTATTGGGGCCAGAAGCAGCAAGTGGATTGGCTTCATTGAAAAGTAAAATTAAAGGAAAAGAAGATGAAACAGAAGCTTTTGTACCCTAAACGTTTAACCACAACAATTCCACCTAAATCAGGACCTACGCCTCAAGGCTTGAATATTATGTATAATACTGTTAAAACAGTCAAACAATCTGGAGAAAAAAATAATGGCAGACAACAGAGACAGCGTAGACAAAGCGCTACCTAATGAACCTAGAAAAGAATTTGAACTTCCTAGTGAGCAAGAACTTCAAGAAAATTTAGTACAAGAAGTTCAAACAGAAGAACAAAGACCGGAAAATGTAGAAGTTATTGAGAATGAAGATGGCTCAGTAGAGATTAATTTAGATCCTGCAACTGCAACACCTGAAGGTGGCGATGAACATTATTCTAACTTAGCAGAATTTTTACCTGATCAAGCTTTAGCTTCATTAGCGTCCGACATTAATTCTAAATTTATGGATTATTCTTCTTCTAGAAAAGATTGGGAAAAAGCTTATACCAACGGTTTAGATTTATTAGGTTTTAAATATGATAATAGATCTGAACCATTTAAAGGAGCTTCAGGTGCAACACATCCTGTACTTGCAGAAGCGGTAACTCAGTTTCAAGCTTTAGCTTATAAAGAATTATTACCGGCAGATGGTCCTGTTCGAACACAAATTTTAGGAGTACCTACTCCAGAAAAAACAGATCAGGCAGTTCGTGTAAAAGATTTTATGAATTATCAAATTATGGATCAAATGAAAGAATATGAACCAGAATTTGATTCAATGTTATTTCACTTACCTCTCGCAGGTTCTACTTTTAAAAAAGTATACTACGATGAAGTGGAAGGACGAGCTGTATCAAAGTTCGTTCCTGCAGATGATTTAATTGTTCCGTACACAGCTACCTCATTAGATGATGCGGAAGCAATTATTCATCGTGTAAAAATTTCTGAAAACGAATTACGTAAACAACAAATTGCAGGTTTTTATAGAGACAT